TTCCAGATGTTAATTTCCAAATGTAAATTGGACAACCTTCGTTATCACTAGACCACTTATATGCAGTCTCTTTTGCTTCATCAAATGACTCAAATTGTCGGTTATAAGTATCATCATACTTAAAACTAATTGTTAGTGACCATTTCATTTTCTCACCTCCAATATAACATCATCATCAAAATCTGCAAGATAACCTAACTTTTTAATTATAGATTGTACTAACTGATTATCATCTTCTCTTTTAATTCTATTTAAAATATCAATTAGATAATCACATTCCTTAGATCTTAATATAAAATCATCAGGAACTTGTCTTGTATTGCTATACAAATAGGGATCATCAGGTGTTATAACAACCTTAGCATCTAACTCACTATTTGTAGCATTAGGGTTTGATGTTTGTGAATAATTCATTAGATTGACTCGAATTGATTAACAACAATATCCTCTAATTCTGATATTCTATCATCATCAATTAGGGATAGATACTCAACTAAAATCTCATTTAGTAGATTCTCTCGTTTAACTTCAGGATAGTCAGATAACAGACAATCTATTATATCTGACTTGATATTTAATACTCTATTTGACATTTAGTATTTTCCTCCAGTATTATTAATATCAATGAATATTCCATTTTCATCATAGTCACTATCAACAACTGATTCAATTCCGTTAGGATCAGGTTGATCTGCATCCAATATTGAACCAACTAAAACTTCATATTCACTCACTTCGTTATCACTTAGTCTATAAACATAATCATCTAAGATTTGTTCTAAAACAGAATTATCTTCTTTCACTACAAACATTAGATCAGAAGTTAATTCTCTTCTTCTTATCAAATCTTGTTCTCTTGTTTTACTTTCAATGAAAGAAGTGTTCATAAAAAAATCCTTTTTTTGATTACATAACCATTATAACATTAAAAAAGGGAGGTTTTACCCTCCCTTGTGACACTTATTTAACTGGTTCAGGTGTTAAATATTCTCGTTCAAATTCCTCTACACTCTTATCAGGAATATCTTGAATTTCACCTACATTGTTATAAACATCATAACAAATCCAATTACCGTTATCAAAAATATAACCATATTCTGCACCACAATTATCACAACTTTGATAGAATTCTGTAATAGAATAATCTAACTTAGGAGGACAATCTTCACCTCTCTCACTATAATATAGGGGACGAGGATCTTCTTCAAATTCTTTATATTCCCAGTCACTTCTTGTTAATAAAGATGATATATCACCACCATCAATTAACTCACTAATTGAATCTTTATTCTTATATAAGTGTTCTAAAATAACACCATTATAATCAGGATAACCATCCCAATGACAATAAACAGAGACGATTCCCCCATTTAGTTGTAATCCAATTCGTGATCTTGTTCCCATGTTTGTATCAATTAGTAAGTGAAAAAAGGAGGGGATAGTTCCTTGTTATTTTACACAATCGTCATGTGTTTGCTTCAATGTCAAACTAGATTGTAACCCCTATTTGTTATTTTAAATTATGAATTACCCTCCACAAAAGCATCAATTACCTCTAGTAATTCCGCACCAGTTTGTGCATCTTCCAGAGAGAATAGTAGATCTTCTTGTGCAAATTCAGGTGCATTTACGACTGACATTGTAATAATAAAAATGAACAACAATACCCAGTTTATAGTCATTTGATAGGACTAATTAGTCTAATTAATTATAAATTTGCAGGATCAGATTCCATCATATTTGGTGCAGGTCTAAGAGAGATTCTCTCTGCGATTGCTACAACCAAATCCATTGAAATATCACCATCAAAGGTACAAGAACCATCAGGATTCTTCTTACCTAGTTTATCACAAACTGCATCACCAATTACTTCCATTAAAAACTCATTTAACCGAGGAAAATCATCCTCTATAAATGAAATAACTTCAGGAACTAACGCATCCGCAAGTTTGCAAACTGTTTCTTCAGATAATGATGACATAGTATAAAGAAAATTTGGAGGTGGCGGAGAAATCGAAGAATCACCAGAAATGGTGCTTCACCCTATCCTAACTCATTTACTGAGTCTAATTAAGGGTAGAGATCCTAACGATCTCCTGACCACTCTTATATAATACATCATTTTGAGTGGTTTGGGGGAAAAGATGGACACTTTAAAGAGTGTCACATGACCTATCTCTTCCAGTCCTGTTTTACAGTAAAGTTCGCATAACTAAACTGTTTTCTATTAACTAACTTATAAGTACCGTAATCGTTACTCATAACATAACCTTCGTGACTACATTCTGTATCACCAATATAACATTGAACATCTTCAAATGTCTCAATACCTGACATTAATATGAGTTTAATCTCACGAACAAAGTTATACAAATAAAATAGATTTGCATGAAATCCTGTTTCTTTTGCAAGATCACTTGGATTCAATTCTCTCTGTTCTCTGATGAATTTATTAACAATAGTTTTAATGACTTCACCCTCTTTCTTATCAGGAAATTTAACAAATCTTACTGAAGTCTTTGCAAGACTGATTAGTAAATCTAATTTAATATCTCTACGAGTAATCTTCGCATCCGTTGATAAGAATTTAACTTCTTCTGCAACTGCATCTTTATAATTAAAGGATGCAATCATATCTTTAATAGTATCACCATGATATGAAGTATGTGATGCAAATACTATATCTTCCTCTACATTATCAGGGAAACTATATGTAATTGTATTTGGAGTATATACACTTCCACCACCAAATCCTATGAAATCACCTTGATAAACACCTTTAACTCTTGGTAGTTTCTCTAAACATAGGTGAAGAATTGATGCGACATTAGGTGTATGTCCATGATGTACTTCTATATCATAATGTGTATAATTTATCTTAATCTTTACCTTATTAAATACACTCTTCGTACCTACAAAAAACTTATTATTTTCAGGATTAATTCCCCAAACAACCGCAGGAGCACCATCATACTTTACGGATAACTCACTACTCTTATCCTTAAGAAAGTTAAGGATACTTAACGCACCTTCCTTACCTTGATTAAGGATAGAATCTTCAGGATGTTCAAGATGTTTGTTTATCATACTTATAGTATGACACAGAATCCCATGAAACTCAAGTGGTCTTGTGACACTTTGTAAGGTGACTACTTGACCTGTTGATTTTGTATTCTTTTGTTAGACTCTACTTTCTTACTTCCAGTATCAAATAGATCTTGTAATTCTTCTATGTTAGTATCTTCTTTCTCTTCAGAATAGAAGAACAATGCTTCACTTAGAAGGTTATATTGTTTGTTGGTTAGTTTCAAATTAAGTTGATACATTATCTTAATGGTATGTTAAATGCCATAACAGTTCGCTTAACTTTAGATGTGTTAATCGTTGCCTCATGTAAAAGCGTTGAAGGAAATAATAATATATCTCCTTCTTCAACTTCAGGAATAGTTTCTTGACTAAACCCAGTCATAGGATCAAGAAATGGTGAATAGAATTTAGTTGCTTTATGTACAGTTTTATCAAACTCAACATATAAACAACATGATATAAATCCTATACCATGATTATGAACACTATGATATTGTCCTTCGTTATAACTTTGTGACCATAATTGCCATTGTTGTTGTTTAGGAGTACATAATAGATGTTCTCTATTAGTCTCAACAGTATTAACTGGTAATGGTGCTATAACGTGACCCTGATTAAAGATGTCATTAAAATCATCTTTAAGAATGTTTATCCACTCATCAAAATAAGATGGATTACCTTTTCCTGTAAAAAAATCACTCTGTACTTCAGATTGTAACACATCATCATTAGAGAAGTCAAGTAATTGTAGTAGTTTGGGTTTCTTGTCTTCCCAGTTAGTTACACTATACTTGTGAATGTTTAGTTGAAAGATAGGTGCAGTTGCAATTAGATTCATTTCTTCTTCTTTCTATTTTTCAAATCTCGTTTTCTCATTGGTGTTGCTTTTCCATACTTCAAGTCTTTCTTTAATTTACTTAGGTATTTCAAATGATTTTTAAGAGGATAAACCATTGACTCCAATTCTTTTCGGAGACGTTTATCATCTTTATTCACATTATTCTTGATCCTCCCATACTATTTGATCTAAAGGTAACTCATCAAGATTCCAGTTAGTAATATCATCCATGAAAAACCATTGTGATGTATCATCATCAACTGACATTTCTGACAGTATTGATTCTGCATCTTCTAATCGCAATTCATTTACTAATTTCTCCATTCTACTTGCATATTGTGTTTCTACACTATCAATGCAGGTGTTACGAATCTTGTCAATTTGTCTCATTTTATTTAATGAATTTAGAGGGACGTTGTTGTAATCTAAAGAATGTTTCTTGTTTAGTATAATTATTACCACTATAATCTGTTTGGAACATATTAACACATACTGTTAATACTATTGCAAATGCAATAACAACTCCAAACATAATTACATTACTGTTATCATCATTCATCATTCTACCTTCCAGTTTTCATCACCATTACTAGGAACCCAAAAATAATACTCTCTAGTCAATGCTTTGAGTTGAAAGTATTTAATACCATCCTTAGTTTGTTGATTCTCAACAGTACATGTATGGAATCTATCCATATATGTAATAAAACGATTCTTCGCCTTAGTTGTTAATGGAGTTACGCAAACTCTTTTGGTTTTGGTCTTCACAGTTTTGAGACTTGACATAATTTAGTTTAACACATAATGTATGAGATGGACAAGAAGTATGACGGTTTCTTAACTGTCATTTCCTTACAACACTAATAGCGGGTTCTCCTTTATTAAAGATAGTATCCACAACAGTTTGTAATCTTCTCTCTGTACTTATACCAACATTATTATATACTGGTACAAACATTTTTCCAAATGGTTTCTTGTAACTATCAAAATTACAAGGTTTCAAATCACCATTATCAATATTCTTGATGTCTTCTTTATGTAGTCTGATTACTCTACCAATAGTTTGACTCATTGTAATGTAATCAAGATTTCTCATAAGAATACATGAAGTTAATCCACTAACACTAATACCTTCAGAGAGAATTGAGTGATGAAACATGATAAATTTCTTATCAGGATTAGCACCCCATTCATTCATAATTTTGAAGAACTTATCTCTGGAAACTTTAACTCCATTGATAATTGCACCAAATTTAGATGTTATCCAAAGAACATTATATTTCAGAGCATGACACTTTAATTGGAAGTCAGTCTGTGTTATTAAGTTACTAATATCTCTAGTAGATTTCGCAGTAACTAACACCTTCTCCATGTTATCTTCATTCTCTAGGATATTAATTAGTGTCTCATTATCCCTGACATGAGTATCACCAATGTGGTTAGAATATTTGACTGATTTAACTTTAGGAGGGATAATATATCCTTGTTTAATAAGATCAGGTGCAGGGACAGATACTATTTCTTTACCAAATATCGGTTCATAATTCATTCCTACCTTATTAGGTGAGATAGAATGTTTAGGTGTTGCAGTAAAGAAATAACATCTAGTAGTATTATTTGAAAACCACTCAACTTCCTTTACAAAGTTCTTCTGAACACTATTATGTGCTTCATCAAAATATATTGTATCCACATTAATATTAGACTCTCTTACTCTCCTTAGTGAATGATATGTAGTAAATATGATATTGTTATTATATGAATTATGCCACCATTGAATAATCTCTTCAAAGTTAGTTGAACTTTTATGATCTGTTTCTCCACTATGTACATGTAAAATATCAACACCATCTACATGTTTTTCAAATTCTTGACATAATTGTTCTGCAAGTAATATGCGAGGTGCAACTACTACAATAGTTTTAGTATCACTATTTCTATTGAATTGTTCAATAGTATCTTTAATCATACATAAAGTCTTCCCACCACCAGTAGGTACAATGATTTGACCTTTAGGTGTGGTCTTCATTATTTGTAGGATTTCTTTCTGATGAGTTCTAAGATTCATTCACGTTTGACCAATAATAATATTATACATGAAAAAACCCCTCGGTTGAGGGGTCATGTGACACTATTTGAACTGTGCCAGTAGTTTCTTAGTTTCAGGATCTAACTCCTCTCTTATTGCAGAAGTCGGTAACCAATCTTCATCTGTTGTTTCTTCTTTAGTTAGTTCAAAGAAGTCATAACCAAGATCAAATTCTTCCATAATAAAATAGTAAATTGCTAGCGGATGTTACTTCTTTCTTCGGTTGCGATCCGAGAGGCGCATCCATCTCCTCGTTTTTGTGTGTATGGGGCAGAGAGTAATTGCAGGAATTGAATACTATTATTTCGTAGTATTCTCACAAGCATCTTTAGACCTCTACGCTGTTTAATCAGGATTCTAACCTGACCCCAAGATAATAATAAAAGGGAGTGGGACTAACTTATCAAGGTTTCACCTTGGAGTCCAAATTTAACTACTGGGAATCGCTTACACCTGAACCCCCAAACTTAATCGGGGCAGTAGAACCACATATCCCTGATTGGACTTACACTACTTCAACTATGCAGATGCCAAATTGGGTGAGGAGAAACAAAACGAGGGGAGTATTCACCGAGGTGACCACTCAATAGGGGGAACGC